GAATTTTTAGATGATATGACAATATAAGGAGCAATGCTTATGGATTTTGACCGTAATTCTATGACCGTCCCTGTGCAATCTTCCGATTATACGAAAAAGTTCTTGCAAAAGGACTCGAATCCCACTACAATGGAAGTGGTCACTCAAACCAATGCCGTCAAGTCTCCGACTGACAGCCCGGCAACCACGAAACTGGTGTACACGGTGGAAGAGATCGCGCGAATGCTGGCCATCAGCCTGCGCTCTGCTTACAACCTGTGCAACAGCACCACCGAATTCCGTGTCCTGCGGGTAGGCGGAAGCATCCGTGTCCCGAAGGACAGCTTCGATGCGTGGCTCAATCGGGCAGCTTGATAAGGAGGCAAACAGTATGGCATATATTACGAAGCGCGGCAACTCTTACAGCGTCCGCTACACCTACGAAGATGAGCACGGCAAGAGCTGCGACAAATGGGAGAGCTTTCCCACAAAAGAGGAGGCAACGAACCGAAAAAAGCAAATCGAGCATGAACTGGCCGCTGGCACTTTCCTGATTCCGTCCTCGGTAACGGTGGCAGAGTTCCTGATGGACTGGCTACCGAAACAGTGCAGCAAGCACAAGTGGGCACCCAAAACCTACGAATCCAACCTTTCCACCATTCAGAATCTCATTATCCCCTATATCGGTAGCATGGAGATGCAGAAGCTCAAGCCCTACCACATGGAGAACCTCTACACGACCCTGAGCAAAACGCCCTGTGGTTCGTATATCGAGGGCAAGAAGCAGGAACTGACCGAAAAGCAGAAGCAGCGTTTCCTTTCCGGCACAACGATCCATGAGGTGCACCGGCTGCTGGGCACTGCCTTCCAGTATGCCGTAGAGTGGGGCATCCTTGTCAAAAGCCCTGTTCCCGTGGACAGCCCCAAGAAGTCTACGCAGGAGCGCACCATCTGGACGGTAGAGGAAATGAGGGCGGCTCTGGACAGCATGGAGGACCCCATCCTGCATCTGGCAGTCCACCTCACACTGGTGGGCGCACTGCGAGAGGGCGAGATCGTAGGTCTGACCCCGGAAGATCTGGATTTTGATGCTGCGGATGGCATCGGAACCTTCCGTATCAACAAGTCCATGCAGCGAGTGCGAAAAGAAGCCCTAAACCAAGTGGACGATGGCTGCATCATCAAGGTATTCCCGGACAAGCTGGAGCGCAGCACCACTTCCCTCATCCTGAAAAGCACCAAAACCGCATCCTCCTGCCGTACCATCTTCATGACCTCTGCACTGAAAGAGGAATTGAAGAAGTGGCTGAATCAGTTGGCGGCAGACGAGATGAAAGACCCGGCACGCTACCATGATAGCGGAATGCTGTTCCGTCTACCCAATGGTCTGGCAGTGGAGCCGGTGCTGATCCGCAAGAAGTTCCTCAAATGGCAGGATGCCCACCCGGAATTCCCCCGCATTGTGTTCCACGGTTTGCGGCATTCCAGTGCCACCTATCAACTGATGATCTCCGGCGGCGATGTGAAAGCCGTTCAGGGCACCACAGGGCACGCCACGGCGGATATGCTGGTGAACACCTACGCTCATATCCAGCAGTCCTCTCGTGTAGAACTGGGCAGGAAATTTGAGGAAGGGTTCTATGCTAAACAGGAAAGCCCCAGCCCGCAGGCTGTACCCGCCGCAGGCGAACCGACCATCTCCATGACCGCTCTGCTGGAACTTCTGAAGGACGCAGACCCCGAAGTAAAGGCGCAGCTCCGTCTGGCTCTGCTGACCTGATGCAAAATTTACCACGCATTTCAAAGCAATTCCAGCCCATGCAGAGGATTCCCACGAAAACGCCGACCGTGCAAAAACCGTGCATTGACCGTGCAAACCCCGATTTTTCGGGGTTACATAACAAAAAAGAACGTCAAATCTTACGATTTGACGTTCAATATCTGGTGCACCTCCAGGGACTCGAACCCTGGGCCCACTGATTAAGAGTCATTCCAGCCCGCACTCCATTGGTGCAAAAGCAAAAATAAACAACGAATATACGCTATTCTACAAAGGACTGCGCAAATACGAAAAAGCACCGTGGTAGTCAATCGGTAGTCACACTCGCCCTCAAATCGAAAATATCAAAATACGATACCAAATATCATTTTGCTGATATAGATTATCCTTTTATGCTACACTCTCCGCAAAGGAGATATGGCTGATGTTAAGGATTTTGTTGTCCGTCCGCTTAGGCGAAAAGCGATGGACTCAGAAGCAACTTGCAGACGCAACTGGAATCCGGCGAAACACAATCAATGATCTTTACCATGAGATGACCGACCGGGTATCTTTGGAACAGCTTGATTTGATTTGCAAAGCCTTGGACTGCAAAATCTCCGATCTTCTGGTTCAAGAAGAAGATTTGGATGATTTGACCCGAAGCAGGCTTGCAACGCCACGGTGCAGATCCATAACGTCCGACAAGTAAGTTATCCCCTTTCCCCGGACACTTCGGTGTCTGGGGACTTTTTTTGCCAAAAATCCCATGCCCGGATACACAATCCGGGCTTTTTGTATAAATATATTTGTTTATTTTATCATCTATTTTCTTGATAAAATATCGGTTTTGCTGTTGTCTTTCAAGGCAAAAAGGAAGATACTATAATCACAGCAAGGGAGTACGACCGGAAGGCAAGGGGCGAAGTAAGAGCCGGGAGCGCAGTAAGTCGTGAGCGCATGCTAAGTCAGTAACCCACTCCCCTGCTGCTTTTTATTTTATCTTTTCAGCCAAAGAAAGAGAGGGCATTATGAAAAAGTTTGATCTGTCCGCCATCATGCGCAAGGCATGGAAGCTGTATCGCAAGGGCGTAGCCGCCTTTTCCGAGTGCCTGCACCGGGCATGGAACAGTGCAAAGGCCGAGCCGATCAACGCCCAGCGCATTGAGGAAGCCCAGCAGGCCGCCGGGGTGGCCGAGCCTGTGAACACATGGGCAGGCTGGAAAGTCGCCGGGTACATGGTGGAACATGGCGCAAAAGCTCTGTTTCAGGCGGTGCTTATCCACAGCAGCAAGGGGGACGGCCAGACCTACCGCGCATCGTTCTTTGGCGCTTCTCAGGTAAAGCCCTTACCCACGGCATGAAAAAAGCCGCCAGCGCTTCAAAACACTGGCGGCTTTTATCATACCTCTGTTCCATCAGGAAAGCGGAAGTTCACAATAAGCTCTGCGCCCATGGCCTGCGCCATCTGCTCCAGTTCTTCATACTTGAACTTTCCTGTTTTCATCCGCTGGTTGAATGCCTGCGGGGTGGTGTCCATCCGCCGGGCAAGTTCAGCTTCTTTTATTTTGGAAACAGCTTCGGCCATTTTGATTTTCGTTGGGAAATCCATGTTCATCACCTCACCGCAAGTATAAATGATTTCCTGTATTTTGTCAAGAAATATTTTCAAAAATATAGGTTTTTCTTTAAGAAAAGCCTTGACATTATAAAGGAAATCCTGTATAATATAGGTGTCAGGAGGAGCGGAAAGCTCACCGGAAAGGAGAACAGACCGATGGATGAAAAAACAAAAGCTCTGAAAGAGCTGCTGGAAATCTTGGTCGAACATCCCGATCTTGCAGAGCGGATAACGATCACGATTAAACCCAACAGAATCATTCAGAGCAACGAGACCCCCACGGATAACAAGTAATCCGTAAGAGCAGGGCGGCGGGTAGGAGCCGCCGCCCTCGCTTTTTAATTATAACCACCCACCGATGAAAAATCAAGGAGAATATATATGAACAGAGAGCGCAGAAAGGCCCTGCAGGCCATCGTTGACCAGCTTGAAACCCTCCAGATGCAGCTTGAGGAAATCCAGACCGAGGAAGAAGAATACCGGGACAACATCCCTGAAAACTTCCAGAGCGGCGAGCGGTACGAGCGTACCGAGGAAATCTGTGAAAGCCTGTCCGATGCGGTAAGCAGTCTGGAAGATGCCACCAGCAGCATTGAAGAAGCGATTGAGTAAGGAGAAGCGCCATGACCATCCGAGAGTTTGCAAAGCTGAACAATTTTCCCATCAAGGGCAAGCTGACCCGCATTCCTGATGAGGTCGAATACGACTTCAACGACCGGCCGCACAACTGCAAGCGGTACGTTGACGAAGATTTCAATGAATACGGCATCCATGAGGACGGCTTCATTGTTGCCATCCCCTGCGAAAAGGCTTGGGGGTTCAGCACCAAAGAGAAGTCCCGGATTGCCGCCATGATTGAAAAAGAGCGCCAGGAAGCCGCTGAGCGCCGGATGTTCGGTGATTGATGGGAGGTATGAACTGAATGCTTACGCTTGAGCAAGCGCTTCAGCACGGTGCCGCCGTCGGTGTCAAATACTATGTGAAAAACAGCTATGACAAAATCGTTGGCGGAACCTGCACAGAAGAACAGGCGCTTTCCATGAAGAAGCGCTTCGAGGAAGAAGACAAGCACAACCCTTGGACAAAAGGATCCACCCGCTTTTACATTACCAAAATAGGATGAGGTTTACTATATGAATGATTTGGAGCAGGCTCTCCGCATCCTGCGCGGAAGCAAACAATATAATTTCAATGGCACGGTTTTGACTGTGATCGGCTATTATACCGGCAAGCGCATTTCCCTTGATTTGGGCAAGCTGGATGCGGATATGCTGGAAGCCCTCACCCCAGATGAGGAAGCCGATGACGGCGACATTTGGTAGTTTACAAACAAAAAAATCCCCCTGCACTGGCCGATGAAGTCAATGCAGGGGGATTTTGTATGCCGCCGGGGCGGCGAAATGTAAAAATCAAGAGTGGAACATCTTTTTCAAGATATGCCGCTCTCTACAAAAGCCATAGCTTTTCAAGTGGTTCTATTTTAGCTGGCGTTTTTATATCCGTCAAGCCTTTTTGGTACTCAGCGCCGCGGTCATAGCGTCAAAAGCACGCTCAATGACCGCATCCAGCACTTCATCCGTGATTGCCCACTGGATGATGGCCGGGCATTTGGCGCGGAGGGCGGCGAAGACCTGCTTTTTCTTCTTCGCCCCCTGCCCCGAACCCATAATGGACTTTTCAGCCCGGTTCACCAGATCCAGCGCCAGATTCTTAACAGTAGCCTTGTAGCCCAGCCGGATACCGCCGACTGCCAGCGAAACAAAACCCGCCGCCATCAGAATGACAGCGACAGGCACGGGAATAAAACTCAGAATAGCTTCCATGATGGTTTCCTCCTATGTCACAGATACTTGTTGGCCCCAGAAATTGCCCGCCAACTGGCAGGGCCGCAGATGCCATCCACGGCCAGCTTGTGCTTCTCCTGCGCTTTCAGCAGGGCGTTTTCGGTTTTTTCTCCAAAAATGCCGTCCGGGGTCAGCCCCAGCAACCGCTGGAGCATCTTCGTGGCGGTTCTGTTCACATCGCCCACGCTGCCCCGGCGGATCGTCGGCAGGATGAACGTGTTGTAGGTCGTGCTGGGATAGTGCTTCGGTGCATCGCAGAGCCACGTCGCCTTTGTGTCGCGGGTGTCAGTATGTACGATGGCGCAACCATCATACCAGTAGATACCCACCGCCTTGAAGTACTGGGTGGCAATGATGCCCAAAGCCACAGGGTTGATGTTGCGGTCTTTCATGCGCCAGTCAGCTGCCATCCCATAACGGTGCTTGCTGCCCGAACTGCCTTTAACCGCCGCATTATGCGGAATACAGCGGTAGCCGCTGGTAATTTTGATGGGCTTGCCCAGCTTTTCCCGGACAGCCTGCATCTTCTCTACCAACTCCGAATCCACCATCTGCCGAGTACACCCGCAGGGGCATTTGAACTCCTCACGGGTGAAATTTTTGCTCAGGGCTGATGTGTCGCTGGCCTGATATACGATGACTCTCATGTAGAAAACCTCCTTCAAGAGAAGTCGTGCTTTTGAAGCCGCTCGTTGTACACCCGCTTGATATTCGCTACCGCACAGATGCAGCGGTTGTTTTTGTAGTCGGGGTGACTGCGGCAGTAGTCCTCATAGGCATCAATGATGGCTAAAATCTCGATAAAATGCTCCCTCGTGTGGTGCTTATCATCAATCAGCTCATCATTGAAACGCAGGATCTGAGTACGCAGAAGATTAGCATTGCGCTCATCATCAACTTGGATATGCTCCTCCAGCTTTTTCTGGGTCTGCTTCTGCTGTTCCAGCACTTCAGCATTCAGGGCGTGTCCGATGATTTTCGCA